TTACTCTGGCCATGCATCAATCAGTCTTTGGGCGTCAGCCGCGTGCCGGTCAGCCGCTGCTGCCAGCGCTGCATAGCGGCCTGCAAGTCGTTCAACTCGCTCCCCGCACTCTCTGAGTACGTCACTGAGGGTAGCGGCTGTGTCAGGGCAGGTCTGCTCGGTAAGCTGGGACATTCGGCCGGCGCGCGCACGGTCGAGGTCGCCGCGCAACCGGGCAACGCCAGCGCGCAGATCAGCATTAACAGTGACCAGACGATTGATCTCGGTTTGTAGTTTGGCATGTGCATGTTCGGCCTCCTGAGCTGCTTGTTTCCATTTATCGGTTTCCTCCTGGGCGGCGGCAATTTGCTCCAGCCGTGCCTTGTTGACGGCGGCAAATGCGGCGTCGTAGCCACGCTGATAGTGGTGTCGCGTCAGCGCGGTGTAACCCACAGCCAGCGTTGTAACGATTGCTGCAGCCAGCACGATGCGCATCCAGATCGTCATGGCAAACCCTCCACGCAGACCGCGTGCTCTGCGGCACGACGTTTGGCTAATCCTCGGTAATATTTGCCCCCGGCCGCATTGAATGCCAGCAGTCTGTCACACGCCTGGCGCGGTTTGCCTGCGCGCTCCAGGTCGTAGATGCTGGTGCCTGGCACCAGATGCCCATTGCCATCTTTTGATCGGCGCTTAATAACGCCGACGCCGAGGTTCCAGGCGGCAGAGGCATAGGCAATACGCCGATTGTCCGGCAAATCTGGCAGCATCCTATCGATAGGATCGAGATAGTCCGGTATGCGATCCAGCAGCATGTTGTAACATTCATCCGGCGTCGCGGTATCGCCGCTTTTAACGCCCTGTGTTTCGCCATAGCAGATCGTCCAAATCCACGGCTTGGCGATGTCCTGGTATGCCGTAGTACGCAGTCCTTCATGCGGCATGATCAGCGCGGCGATCGCGGCAATAACGCCGACACTCCCGGCAATTGCAGCATGGCGTATGGTGCTGACTCGTTTCATAATTTGCTCCCCGGTTGCACCAGCACGCGCGATACCATCGCGGCGACTGTCGCGGCGAACGAGAGCGCCGCAAAAACGTTGCGCGGCATCGCATCGCTAAACATCGGCAACACAACCTCGATGCCGGTCAGTGCGGCCGCTAAGGAGATCCAGCGCACGCTCCATGCATGGCGCAGGGTGCGCTTCCAGTTGTGATCCAGTTTCATTGATGTCCCCTAATCGCAGCAACGATGCCTGTCCAAGCAGACACGGCGATGGCTGCGGCGGCGACGCTGACGGCCGCCAGCATGCCGTGCCCGACCAGTTTTCTTATCTGTCGCCCAAAGCGCAGGTCAGCACGAAATTCATCAACGGTTGCCGGGTCATTAATATCAACGCCGATCAGCATAAATGTATCTCTCAAAGCCTTATGGACTACGGCATTAATTAACTCTTCCTCCCTGTCATTCCTTGTATACATACGCCGGTCAGTCTGGGGCTGATTGCGCGTCATTCGGTCATTTTGAGTCATGCTTGTGCAGCCTCCATAAAAAAACCGCGCTCGTGGCGCGGTTGTCATTCTTTTGTTTTTGCTGTCGTCAGCGAGCAGCTCCATTTGGCGGCGCTCATGCCTTATCCTCATCCGGCCGACGGGGTAAAGTTACGTCCGGATATCTGGCATCTGCATGAGCGCGGGTGAGTAGTACGCGGTATTTTTTCCACGCCTTCAGCGATGCCGCCTCCTCTATTGTCGCCATCTCCAGATCAACAGCATCTTGCAGCACGGCAATCTGACTATTAGCCTCGGCCATGCCTGTGGCGACAGTTGTGTCCATTTCTGCTTTTTTGGCGGCAGCGGCTTTTTTGGGACATTGCTTCCATTTGCCGTCAACCAGGATGCACAAAGCGGACGGCGGCGCGTTGCGGGTGAGCGCGCTTACATCGGCGTCCAGGTCGTCAATTTTTATCTCTCGTCCGTCAGCGTCGTACCACGTCCCTCGGATGTCGTCGATGACCTCCCACGCGCACTTTTTGGCGTCGTAGCGCGCCAACTCGCTTTTGGATACGTTTGGTGGTTCGGTTTCCGTGGCGTAGGCCGGGATTAGATAGACACCCGGTTCGAGTGGTGACTCAAAAGCCTCTGATTCTTCAACATAAATTCCCGTGTCCGGGGCGTAGTTGTAGATAGTTTTCATAATGATTGCTCCGCTTAATATTTGATGCAGGCGTGTAATGCGATGTTGCGCGGGCGGGTTTCGCTGCCGCCCGTAAAACTTGTACCGGTATTACGCAGCCCCAACGTGGCGTTGTCGCCGATGACTTGGTTATCATTGGGCGCGCCGCCGTAGTCGGCCATCAACGGCACGTTATGCATATGGCTCTTCAGCTCGTCCGCTTGCCACGACCCTAGTACACGACCAGGATCAATACCACGCCCCGCATCCCAGACACGGATAAATTCGCCGCGCAGATCGGGTAGATTAAATGTCGTACTACCGTTGCCAACACCATAAGATACGCCAATATTAGTAAAAAGTTGCGCATAGGATGTGCGTGATATTGCCGCTCCATTGCATGGCAGCCAGCCTTTTGGGGTAAATGTATACGGAAAATAAGCCACCATCCCTGTCGGCGAAATTTCCGGGAGTGTGTCTTTCGCGAACCAGTCAAGCCATTGCTTATCTGCGCTGCTCATCAACCCTTTCTGTGTAGTTGTGGCTTCGGACAACAAGTCGAACAATCCTTCTCCCGCCTTGTCCAGATCAATGGTTGTGCCGATAAATTTTTCGTCGGCTTTCCGCGCGGCAAAGAACCGCACAGCGCTCCCATTAAAATCAATGCAGAGATCACGGTACGGCTGGTTATCTGCTGCTTGCAGGATAATTCGCCCTCCCTCGATGTTTATGTTTTGTTTTTTGAATATCGGATTCAACAGCGGGGCGTATTTGGCAGATTCCGCCAAAAATTGCTGCAACGTCACAGCATGTTGCGGCTGCGTGGCTTTTGCCACTCCAACTCCTTGCCAGTTGCTGTCCACCCCCGGTTCCGACTGGTTGTTATCAACGGTGCTTTGATACAGCGTAGCGTTGTAAACAACAAGGGCATTTTTCGGGTAACCGTTAGATACAGCGCTTTGCGCAAATTCGGCACTCCACGGCAATATTCCCGCAGCCTGCTGCCACAGGGCAGCGTTGCTTACGTCGTACAGGATGCCGTTAAAGTCCTGCCCACTGGGCGGCACACCGCCGGCCGCAATTGGCGTCATGTTTAGCGCGGGAAACCCCTGCTCATACGATGCTCGGGTTGCGTCCGACTGGCTGGCCGGTATATCGGCGCGCGCGCCCAGGGCGGCAAACGGGCGCAGGATGCGCTTGGCGACATTGGCAATAATCATCTAAAACCTCCTTCAGTTTTTAAAAAACACACCGCTGCCAAACGGCTGTAGCTCCGTACCGGCAAACCCAAAAAACTCCGTCAGCACCGGCTCAATAATCTGGATGCGCACGCCTGCGGGCTTAATCACCACCTTGCCTTGTTGCAAGACGGATTTTTCTACTGGCGTTAAAAAAAACTCAAACACATAACGCAATGTCATATCGCCCGTGTCATGCGCATATGCCCGTCCGCGTCCCTTGAACATGAAAGCAAGCAGGCGGTTAATGCTGGGTATCGTGGCATCGGAGATGTTCGCCATTGCTTTCCACAAAATCACATTCCGGTAGGCATCGGCGGACAGGCGCAGTGTTTTGGTTATTTGCGCCCCGTTAAATAGCGTGCCGCCACTACCAAAGGGCTGTGGGCCGGTGAGTTTTGTTGCTGGCGTTTGAGCTTCGACAAACCCCGTGTAGGCAGGAGAATCATCGACCTCCAAATAACGTTCAACACCTACAATTCGCCCCCAGATATCCAGACCGTGGTCGTTTGCGGTCTCAATATCCCAAATGTTGCGGTACAGCGCATCAAGGTCAATGGCGGGGTCGATCCAGTCGTTTATATCCTCAACAAGCGCGGCAATGGTTGGGCTGTTGGCATACTGGGCAAGCAGCGTTTCTTGCGGTTTTTTCATATCAGCTCACCGTGATCTTGATATTGGCCGCGTCCAGCGTCGGTATCTGGTCGATGCCGATGGACACCGTGCTTTGCCCGGCCGCGCTGGTTTTGCCAATGGTTAATGCGCGTATCTGTACCGCGTCATGCACATCCTGCACCGCGGCGTAATAGCGCCCCGCGTAAATGTTTGCGCCGATTTGCGCCCGCTGTTTGCCGTCGCGCCCGGCAAAAGCGGCGGCAATGGCCGATTTGATAAAGGGCGTAATATCGGCCGGTAGGCGGCTATCGCGCACAAGCTGCACGTCAAAATAAATAGGCGTCGGCGTCGGGCGCTGCCAGCGGTAGATATAAGACGGATACGGGGGCGCGTACCCCTCGCGCATTTCGATCGTGTAGCTGGTGTTTCCGGTTGTGTTACAGCCAGCCGATTTACGGCTTTGAATAGCATGCGCAATATCTGCGTCTGTGCCGCCAGATACGCATACATACAAGCAATGCGCGGGGATTGTGTAGTTAGTTGCGCCTAACGTAATCGGCGCGCTGGTGTCGTTTTCCGCAACGTACACATCATTCACGCCCGCCACCGCCCAGACGGCGGAACGCACACTGGCGACCATGCTGGTGCTGGCAATGGCTACGCTGTTTTGGCGACGCTGCTCGAAGTCGTACCGGCTCTCTACCTCCGCGCCCGGCACGCCCGCTTCGGCGTTATTGATACGCTCCCAGCCGGTCACGGCAAGGTAGATGCGCGTCAGGTTATGCGCAGGGCAGGCAATCGGCCCGTGCGTTTGGTTTTGGAACTGCACCGTCACGCTGCCGTTTTCGCCAATTACCGCATCCGCCGTGCTGGCGTAGATGTAGCCATTGGCGTCCTGCGCCAGACTTCCAGCCGGTATCAGGCTATTCACCAGCCCGTAGCATGTTGCCTGCACTACGGTGCCGCGCCCGGCAATGCGCTCCATGAAATAGATGCGTCCTATCGCATCCTGCCAGCGGCCACTGTTGCGCGCGGGGTCTATCTGGTTGGATACTTCCAATATCTGCGTGTTTTTGTCACCGATGATGGCCGTCAAGCTCTGTGCAAGCTGCCCCTGCGGTGTGGATAGGCTCTTGTTCAAGCCACCGCCGAAAGCAGCGTCCATTTCTGCCAGCACGCCATCTAAAATTTTCGGCTCTTCTGGTATGGATACACCCGCATCGGTAAATCTGATTTTTGGCACAGTCATCAAAATTTCACTCCGTTTTCTCGACCTTCCGTATCAATCACCAGCACATCGCCGGTAATTTGCCTATCCGCGAGTTCAAGGCGCTTAATCGTGACCTGCGCCACTTTGGGTTCGCGCATCGCTTCGTTGACAATGACAGACCGCACAAGCGCCATCGGCGGGTAGTGACCTAGGATTTGCTGCCAGTACGGCAGGCCCTTGGCTTGGTTGTACCAGCAGTCCTCTTTAAACGTGCGTATGGCACTGGCCACATCTTGCGCAATGGCGTACGGCTCATCGGCCAAAGCAATGTCGCCGTTTGCATCCAGCACCAAATCCCATTTGGCGGTGTCTAGTAGTAATGTTTTGGGCATGGCAATAAAAAACCCGCCTCTACGGGCGGGTCTGTTCAGTGGAAATGCTATTTAATTCAAGGAAACTGGCTCAGGTTGAGTTGGTTTTTTATCTACATGCCATCTATAAATGTTGGCATCACGGGGCGGCGGGCCGTCTACGGTTGTAATGTGCAGATAATATTAGGTGCCACGCATTGTATATGCTGCTTATTGTGGCGTCGATGTCGTCTCCATCCCGGCTTTTACGCCGCCGTGAACGTGGCTGCTACCGACATTGGTGCCATTGTGCGTCATGTTGCCGCCAATAATAGAAACGTCTCCATTGATAGATGTCTCCCCGTTGACGCGGATGCTGGGTGAGTCGATCGTAACGCTGTCCGCCTGAATCTTCACGCTGCCCGGCGATTTGATCACGATGCCGCCCGCCTGAAAGGCGATGTACTGGCTGGGCGCAACAGATATGATGCTGTGCAGATACACCGCGTCCGACATATCGTGCTTGCGCGCGCTGGGCGGCGGTGCGGCGCGTTTGCCGCTTTTCACGCCAGATATATCTCGATCGCAAAATACCGACACGCCAATATCACCTACGGCGGGATCGAGGATAACGGCGTTTTGTCCGCCCTGGATGCGCAGATAGGGCACGTTGTAGATCACGCCGTGATCAACATGTTTACCTCGCCCGTCCAGTTGCCCAACCAGCGGTTGGATGCTGACGTAGCCGATGGGCGATGCATCGCCGCTATTGGTGACGGACACAACACGGACGACCTGCGCCGTGCGTACCCCTGCAATCATGCGGGCAATAATCTCCTGCACCTGCCCTGCTTCATCTGCCGCCAGCCCCTGTGGCGTGCCGTTGTAGACTTCAGTTGACACGTACCTGCCCCTCCGGCGATCGAAATAACCGCGCCTCTGTTTGCCATTTGCCGTTCGGCATCTCCGCATCCAGCATGTGCCGGATCGGCATATGCACATACCATCGCCCCTGCTGCGCCTCAATACTAGTGTCCAGTTGCACCTCCGTACCGCTGACGATGTTCTGGTTAAACAGATGGGTAATGGTAATGCCGGTATGCTCCCATCTTGGATAACCAATCAACCCTGTTTGCGGTGAGAGTTTCAGCACGGGGTAGCCGTTGGTTTTGCCATTCGGCCAGATTTTTACTTTCTGGTTGGCAATCAAGCACACCACGCGCGCGGCGCGCGCCAGCGTGCGTATCTGGTTCAGTGTGCTGCCCCAGACGTACTGATTGGACAGTTTTTCAGTCACGCCCGCGTTTTCAAAGGCAAAACCCATGCGCTTTGCAAGTCCTTCAATGGCCGTAGCCACGTCAAACTCGCCCTTATAACTGCTGGCAGCGGGCGCATCCCAGATAAACCGGTTCGCGCTTGACGCCTGTATTTCTATGGGCGCATTCGGCGCAGCGTTGTAGTCGGGGAAGGCGTAGATAACATGCCCGATATACACATCGACAAACTGGCCGCAGCCATCATCGGCTGCGATCTTGATGTTCATGGGTTGCACGCCAGCAAGGTCGGTTTTGTTGCCGCGCGTATCGATCAAGTCCATTAAGTGTTTGGGCACGCCCCAGATACGGCAGGCCATATGCGACATCCCCAGATCAACGCCAGCTAAATCAATCGTGACGCTGGCGCGGTAACCCTCAAGCACCACTGTGTTTTTCTTATCGCCAAAGTCTTCGTTTTCAAAGACGATCATGAATTGCAAGCGTTTATGCCGGAAACTGCTATCAGCCATTGCTCGCCTCCTCGAACATCAGCACGAAACGTGCGCCCAGCCCCTTGTAATAAGGGTCTTCGCTGCCCTCGGTATCGACAAAATACATATCGCCCGCTAGCCCCAGATACGCGCCGCGCACAATGCGGCTGCGGTCGCGGCACAGCGCGCCGATGATGATCGATACGCCGGATAAGGCCACGTCCATAAACAGGCCGGCGCTTTTCTGGTACAGCTTGAGCGCACAGGGTTGCTTATTCAAAACAACGTTAAATTCCTGCGCTGCAACGGGGCGCAAAGGGATAGTTTGTATCGCCATTACTGCACCGCCTTTTTGCCCGCAGCTGCTTCGGCGCTGCTGCCGGGCGGTGTTGTCGTCACCGTGCCGCCGCCCTGCGTGGCTTGCCCGTCCGGCTGTTTCGTTTCGGTGTATTCAACTGATGCTGTTTCGCGCACCTCCTGAAAACGGCAGTTGGCTGTAATCAGCGAAACGCCGTTTTGCGCGCTGCGCTTGTAGTCGTAATGCACCAGGTTGTAGTTTTCGTAGGTGTTGTCGGCGGTGACAATATCGAGCAGGTCAAGGGCGGTTTTCAGCTTTTCCAACGCTGAAAGAAAATCGCCTCGCGAAAGCTCGCCGCCGCCAGAACACGTCATGACAAGCGAGATTTCCGAAGGCTTGCTCACCTTGTTGTAGGAGGCAAAACCGCCCTTTTCCACCGGGTGATTGGCGATCTCGTCATCCCCTTTGTACTCAACGGAGATGATGGCGTCGGGCTGCAAAACCGCCGCCCCGGACTTGTCAAAAACGCCCCACTGCTTCCGGAGCAGGCTGTTCAGCAACCCGTCGACAATGCCGTAGCGGTCAAGCCCGCGCAAGGCGGGCAGCACGCCGGTGTGGGTTAATGCTCCGGTGACGGCGCGGTTAACATTAGGCACGCCGGGCAGTGCGGGCACGTTGGGGAACTCAATACGCGGCATCAGGCCATCCCCAGTGCGGTCACGCCCGCCAGGCTACGGTTCACGGCGGGGCGTATCTCTTGCGCAATCCCGTTCGCATCGGTCGCCGCCGTGTTAATCGTGATGCCGCCGTTAATCTGCACTTCGCTGCGGTTGCCGGTATAAAGCCCTGTCATCTGCGCGCGCGCCTGCTGAAGCAAGGCGGCGGCCTGGTTGATGCCTACGCTTGCCCTGTTCACGCCGTCGCCGTCGTAATAACTCTTCCCCGTGCGCGGGTCGGCAAAGCTCGCCCACTCCTGCGACAAAGCGAGCATTGCGCCGTGCAAATCATCGCTCTTGCCGTTGATATAGTTCCAGATAGCCTTGCGCTTATGTTTGAGCAGGTACTCGACAAAGATGCGGTCTTGCATGGCCTTGTCAAACATCTCATTTCCCGACAATCCCAATGTTTTCGCCGCATCGCGCAGGGTTGAGCCGATGATTTGATAACGCCCGGCTGCATTGAAATCCCCGCGCGTCTGCGCGTCCATGACCTGCGCTACGGTCATACCCTCAAGATTTACCCGTGCTGCTTTGTAGCCGCCGCGCTTGCCGGTGTTGACGACTCCGTAATCTCCCTCGGCTTTTTTCATGACCTGCCCCAGGGCGCTATTGACAATCGCGCCGGTGACTGAACCGGCGCTATACCCAACATCCCCCGCTATCCCGCCATTTTCGGGCTTAGGCAGGCCGTTGTATCCGGCGCTAAAGGCGTTGTTCATCCGGGAGATACCGCCTTCAATTCTCTTCAGCCAGTCGGTCTGTTCGTTGGCCGATCTATTGCCCGTCTTCGTTTCTTCCAGTTGTGCAGCGGCGGCGGTTACCTGTGCTTTGCCGGTTTTCTCGATGCGATCAAGCTCCGGATAAGGTAATGCCTTACCGTTTGCGCGGGCTTCGGCGTTCAATGCTTCTTTAGAATCGCTGTGCCCAAAAAACGCCAGCCCTTTTGCGATGGTCCGGCCAATGACATTGCTGGCTTCCGTCCCTTCAATGCCTTCGCTCACCAGGCTGCCGACGCCCCAGCCAAGAGCGCCGGCCGCCCCCACTGCGCCTAGCTTGCCCAGGCCGGCAAGACTCAGCCCGCCGCCGGCGCTGCCCGCGCCACCGAGCAATTTAACCAGCATGGGTAATCCGGTCATCGACAGAATGCTGCCCAGAACGCCTTTAAGCGCGGTAAATGCGGCCACGGCGGCCAGTATCTTTGTTGACCAGCCGTCGGTTTTTTCGTGCATGTCCCGCAAAAAATCGACAATACCGCCCAGCACATCGCCAAGGCCGCTGAAGAACTCACTGATGCGCCCGCTGTTGGCCTCTACCCATTTTGAAAACCGCTCCAGATGGCCGACGGCTTTTTCAAGGTAAGGCATCAGCTTTTCAAAAAGCGCCATTCTGACCTTTTCCAGCCGCCCTTTCACGTCCGACCATGCAGCTTGTAGTGCTTCAGCGCGTCTGATGGCGTCTTCATCAATCGCCACCTGTGCAAGCTTTTCCTGCTGCATACGGCGCAATTCTTCACCGCCCTTGCGCAGCAGGGTGACAAAATCATCACTCCAGCCATACTTCTGCGGCATGATGGTTTGGTCTTCAGGGGTAAATTTATTAAACGCATCAGCGATTTCCGGCAACATTTCGCCCATCGTGCGAACGGAACCGTCAGCGTTTTGTAAATTTATACCTTGATTATTAAGCCAGGCGACAAAAGGGTTATCAACGTTGAAACCTTTTTTGTAATTAACAATCGCCAAGTCCATTGATCGCATGGTGGCGATCATGTCTTCGCTCTTGCCGCCGACCGCCTCAATGGTCTTGCCCCATGCGGCCACGTCGCGGGCGGACATGCGCAAGTTTTGCGAGGCGCGGCCGACGCCTAGCAGGCTGTTCATGGAGCCGGTAATAAACGCTTTCATGCCGGCCATGCCGGCCATGGCCCCGACCATGCCGACGATCGCGCCGCTGAGTTTTTTGTAGCCCTCTGTCGCGGTCTTGATTTGCCGTTCACGCTCAAGGTGCTGCTTACGCTCAATTTCCGAGGCTTTGCGCTTCTGCTCGCTGTCGTCCTTGCTGCGTTTTCTCTCGACCGCTTCTTCTTTTTTGGCGAAGTTAGTTAGCGACTTGAAGGATTTTTCCAGTTTGGCCTGAAACTGTGCGTCATCCAGCCCCAGCGTAATGACCAGAGCATCAATCACGTTCATGGTTCATTTTCTTTCTGCATCACATTTTGATTATGCGCATCCACCGCGTGTATCTCGATCAAATCCCACAAATCGCGCAGACCGTATACGGTTTGCAACTCATGCAGAGTAGCCAGCCGCGCCGACACCACCGATGCGATGGTGTGTGGCACGTTGGCGTAGCTTGTCAGCCCTCTTGACTTGCGCTGGCCGCCTGCGCAGAGGCCGAAGTCGATTGGGCGGCGGCCTGCGAAAAATCCACGTGCAAATCAAACACGGCCTTGCGCAGCTGCAATCGCGTCACAACCTCTTCGATGTCATCCGACACCAGGCCGCGCACAACCTCCGGCTTGGCCGGGTTGGGCTGGTACTGTACGCATGCCATCATCTCATCCAGTAGCTCAAAGGCCAGCTCCGGAGGCATGTTGGCCAGCATGGAAAAGCCCATCTGCGCAATGCCAGCGAAACCACTTTCTGCCGACGCCTCTGGCTCTGCCGCCGCCTCTGGCAACTTGACGCCGCCTTTTGCAGCGGCCAGAAATGCTTTGATTGCCCAGCGTTCGGCTTGGTCCGCGGGCATTTCGGTGATGCGAAAGACCTTGCCCGCATCGCGGCCTGCGGATGCTGTGAACGATGCAATGCGGCGAGCCATTAGTAGTCCTCCGCAACGATCTTGCTGCTAGCCCAGCTGATAGTGAAGCGCGCAGGCTCCAGAATCTTTTTGGCACCGAGAATCAGCGTGGTTTCTGCCAGCGTGCCTTCGGTCAGGGTGTATTTCTTGCGAACGGATGGCAACAGGATCACTGCGCTGCATTCGTACACCTCACGCGCCGCCTGCATGGCGTTGTACCAGTCCTCGAAAATCCGCAGGCTGGGGGAATTGGCCTGGAGCACGATGTTTTGTTTGACGACATTAAAGACAAAACCATGCCCGACAAAGCCATCGACGCCGACCTGTGTTTCGGTGGCGGCGACAGCATCGGTCGTAAATGCATCGTCGGAACTGTAGCCCTCCAGCTTTTGCGGCACGGGGTACAGGTCGTTGATGGACAGCATGAATTCGGAATTGGCGGACGTTAAATAAGCCATGTGTGATCTCCTTACTGGATGGCGATAGAAGCCAGATGCAGGCGCTGTACGCTGCCGCCATCGGCGTAATACAGCGTCATCGTCGGGCTGCGGCGGTCAACGCGGATAGCCGCCGTTGCCGGGTCTATTTGCAGCACATAACCCTTACTGAAAATCGTGCCACTGGCATCGCGCCCCAAGGCGTTGCGAATCTGTGCTTTTTGGCTTTCGGACAGCGTTACGCCAATGCGGATCGCGCCAAAGTTGATCGCCGCATTGATGGGGTCAAGGCACGCCGCCTCGATCATTGCGTAGCCCTCGTTGTTGTAGGGAATGCTGCCCACGCCCATCAGCAAATTCACCATCGCCAGTTGCAGGTTGGCGTTCAGCCAGATTTGGTTAAGGAAGGTGTCCAGCCAGCGCCATTCGCCAGAGATCGCGCCCGCATACATGAAGTTGAAATTGTCCTTGGCTGTTGAATATGCGCCGAAGAAGTTGTAGCCGTTGGCTTCCAGCCCCGACGCATCTGATGCGCTTGTCACCGATGGAACAAGGCCGCCTTGGTATTTAAAGGCCAGTGTGGAACGGCCATTACGGCGGTCAAAATCCAGCGAAGCGGCAAAGCCCAGGACAAACATTGCGTGCGTCACGTCGCCGAACACGGGCACAGTGTCTTGCACTTTGTTTTGGCGCAGCCAGTAGCCAAGACTGGTTGTTTTTGTCGGGTCTTTGGCAGTAACATCCGTATCCCACGCGACATAGCCGAAGCGGTCGCCCCGGCCATTGGCCCACATAGCAAACTCTTTCTTGTTCGCAAGGTCTGGCTCAAACGCGGTGGTAAACAGCGCCCAATTTTGGGTAATCTGGATAAGCGCATCCATGAACGCCTTGGGCGTCGCGGCATCCGCGCCCTGGCTTAATTCTGCGCCTTTTTCCTGCGACAGCATCAGGCCATCGGCCGCCGTGCCGCTCACATAGCTGATGGTTGAGGCTGCGCCGCTTGTTCCGCTGGCAACAATAAACGCCTCGCGCACCGCGTCCCAAGTGACCAATGAGGACAGTGCTGTCGAGAGTTTTGTAGCCGCATCGGCAAAGCTGGTCGCGCCCGACAGGTCAATGGAATCAGCCTTTTTTTCCGCGCCGTCAATAGTTACCTTCAGGTTGCCCGTCACTGCTTTTACAGCATCCAGCGCCACGCCTTTCAGGCTGCCGCCGCGCGTATAAGCCGCAACTGCAACATCATTGTACTGCGCCATATGCAGCGTGCCCGGCGAACGGGTGGCGATGGTGTAGCCGTTGAAATACACAACGGCGGCCTGCGCCTCCGGGCTGGTTGCGCCGAAGAATTCGGCCACATCATCTGCCGTAGAAAATGACTTCACGGCCCCGATAGGAATCGCCTTGTCTTTGGTAAGTAGCAGACCGTTCAGGTCAACCGCCGCGCCGGCTGCTTTAAGCACACCGGGCTTGACAGAAACAATTTGTGAGATGGGGATGGTGTTTTGCATAGTTGATGCCTCCAAAGGCTGGTTCATGGAATAAAAAAAGCCCGCGCAAAGGCGGGCAAATCGCGCAAAGGAGACGCGAAATTAATTCAGTAAGGACGGCTGTAATTCATGTTCAAGCCGCTCTTTCTCTGTTTCAAAAAACGGAATCAGGCGTTTACGCTCCAGCATCAAATGACTACCAAAGCTAGCGCGTACCTTGCTTTCAACTTCTTGGGCAATCAATGCCTGCATTTGCTGCCACAGGTTCAAATCGCGCTGCTGCAAGGCGTCACGCATGCGGTAAAACTCTTTAATCAATTCAACCTTAAAAGCCGTAACTTTTGGCCTATTTCGCATCAAAGTCAGCAGCAGCGTTGTTTGGCGCTCATTCAGCATGGCAACTTCCTTGTGTTGTGTTCCGCCACGTGTCGCAAAGGGTCGCGTTTCAAACGCGACCCTTCCAAATCCCGATAACAATTCGGCATGAGTACGTACAAGCGCCAGCACGTTCTTATGCTGTACGTTGACGCCTTTTGCAATAACTTCAGTTGACGCTAGCGGTTCGCCATTAATTACGTTTACCAGTTGATTGAATTTCATGCGCTCTCCTTTGCGTTCCAAATAAAAAACCGCCTCTATGGGCGGTTTTGCTTTGCTGTGTTCCGGCGGGTTATTTCAGCTTGGTATCGACCTCAATTAATCCGACGTGCAAACTTTCAGCGAACTGCTGCGGCAGGCTTGTTATCGGGTTGGCCTGTAGATGCAATTCCAGAATCCAGCGTGCTTCATAGTTCATGGCGTCATTAATAAACGCCATATTGCGCGGGTCTTCGGCGTATAGCGGGCGTATTGCATGCCCATGTTCGGAAAACCAGTCATAGGACACATCAGCACGTAAAACAGTCGCCAACATCGCCGCTACATCTGCTGCGTTGTCACCGTATATATCCAGCTGCACGCGCCAATCCTTCGACTGGCGCTTACCGATGCGATCATCTTTGCGGTTGTATGCGGTAGTAGGCACATCCATTGCTACCTGCATAAGCGGCGTTATTACGACTACACACCCTTGAGGCAAGGGCACATGGTTTTGCTGCCCCGCAATTACCTGCGTATTGGCGGGCAACATGGCCAGCAAAAACGCACGCAACCCAGTCATTACGGCATCTTCGGGAATGTCTATCGTTGCACTCATTGCAGCACCAATGCCAATTTGCACCAATCAGGCCATGCTTCCAGTACCTGTGCTACTTTCCACGTCTGCCCGCCGATTATGAACAGGTCACCGCCAAGCTGCGTAGAGCGTGTCACGCCGTAGTAATTGCCGGGCACATAAACGGAGCACATGACACCCTGCTTGACTACGTTATCGATCTGCTGAAGCTCGCGCATGGTCAACTCCTGCTTCTGCACCATCACGTGTTCGTCAGGGTGGTAGGCGGGCACCTGCTTGCCGTTGGGCAACGTGGTGTAGCCATTACTGCGACGGATAGTGGCGGGTATTTCAGGGTTCACATGGCTGATAAAGCCACGCGCCATACCGTGTAAATCCATGCCTATTTCTCCGTTACTTCGTGAGTGACAGTGTCAAGCATGTGTTTCGTGTTGATCAAGGGTTTTTCAAAGCCTTTGCGCTTGACTGTCGCCGGGTTCAGGGGTGTCCAGTCTTCATCACGGATGCTTTTCCGAATGTCGTCCGCCATTTCTTCGCCGACCTGATCAAGTGCCTTGTCCACGCCCACTTCGGCAATCAGGTCAGAGGCCTTTTTTGCCCATTTATCCTTGTTACGCGCAATGGCCTTGCTCATGAACGGGCGCGGCGGGATGCCCTGTGCCGGCGCGCCAAACTCATGCACCGCCGCCACCAGGGCCACAGGCGTGCCGCCCTCGGCCTCCGGGTAACGCGAACCGCCCAGAAACCCGGCGCGCACCAGCTTGTTGCTCTCGTAGCTTTTACTGATGTTTTTCAGCTTTGCTTGCAGGCTATGCATGCCCTTTATAGCCATGCGCCGTCCCTTGTGCGTTCTTGCGGCCAGCTGCGGCCGGCGCGGTATTGCATCGTGCGCCACGGCGCTGTGGCCTGCCAGTAGGCAATGCCATACTTTGTCAGTCCAAACCATACGGCGGTGCCTGGCAATGCAGGGGCGTCGCCGCTAATGCTCACGCTGCCCTCGGATACGCTTGTTACCCTGCCAGCTAACGGCGAAGCGGGTGCGGTTTTACTGCCAAATCCCAGTTGCGCCATATGCGCCACCAGCATCATGAACAGCGATTCACGCGCCGCAAGGTTTGTTACGAAGCTTGTTTCCGTGTTGTTCAGGTACAGCGCCGCCGCATCGTCAAACATCGCCTGCAATTGCGCGTCGGCGACGTTTTCAAACTCCGGATAGCGCGTCCTGAACTTGGAAACATCAAAGACCACTGACGGCATGGCTTAGTCGTCTTTCTTGGCCTCAATACCGGGCGCGGGATTCTTCGGGTCCAGATTTTCCGTGCCGGTCTTCACATCAGTTTGCTCTTTGGCCTGTGCCTCGGCGTCGGCCTTTTTATCCTGCACAAAAATCAGCCCGGCTATTACGGGGTCAAAATCCTTGTACGCTTCAAACCACGCATCAGCCAGTTCTTTATCTACACGGGTCAGGCCGTAACCACCAATGATGCGGCTGGAATTGGCTCCGTTCAGCGTTACCTGTTTGCCGCCAATACCGATGATAAGGCCGGTTGCCAGCTTGCAGCCAATCGTTACCTGTTGTGCCATTGTCAAAATCTCCATAAAAAAGGGGCGCACAAAGCGCCCCGTTAGTTTGTTGAATTGTGTTTACACGCCCAGCATTTGCGCAATACCAACGGGCATCATAATGATTGCCCCCCATGTACCGGCAGAACGCTTCTGCTTGTAGCTGGAGGTTTCCACGACCGTGTTATGCACGCGCATTTTTTCGGTAAACGCAGTTTCAACAACCGGCTGACCCTGCACGTCGTTGGCAATCAGCTGCACCAGTTCGCCACCTGCCGTTGCGTATTCCGGCGCAGTCACAAACTCCATATTGGGATAGTTTTCCTTCACCTTGGCGCGGGCGCTCAATCCGTACTGGTTCGTATTGGCAAACGCGGTTTGCGCTATGGGCGACATGCACAGCTTCATCGGTGTATTCATATCCACCTGCCCTTGCGTCTGCTTGACAAGCTGCGTAAATAGCAACGTAACGTCATTGGCAATCGCCTCGGGGGTTTTGGCAGACCATTTAATGGCACCGCCGATGTTTGTGGGTGTAATGGCTGCGGATAGAGCGGGGTCATTGAGTAAGCCGTAGTTCTTCAAACCGGCCACACCGTAGAAGTACGATTTGTTCTGGAACTTGTTCATGGTCAGCAGCGCGGCTTTTTCGATGCGCTCGACCTGGTTGATATTGCCTTGCTGGGCAATAGCAACCTCCTTTTCGCCCCAGCGCAGGAACGTTTGGTAATGATAGCTTTCGCGCAGCGGCCAGTTGATATTTGCGCCGGCGGAACCGTCGTTGCTGTAATCATCGTAGCCAGATACGTTACCGGTTGCTTCGGCAATCGGGAACTGCGCGGAGGCCGTCGTCCAATCGCCCATTTTGCGTTCCGGCGCGATTTCGGCCGCCTTCATCGGCGTGAAAATCACGTCGATTACGCCCGGGTTGATGAAATTCACCATCCATGCAGGAATGCCCGCATTGTTAGTGGTGAATAGTGTGGGCTGCGCGTCCATCGCGAAGGTATCGGCGTTGTACGTGCCCTGAATATCCTGCGCGAACATGACGCCCTTGCGTTCAAGCGCGGCGATAAGTTGCTTAGTGGTAGGCATGTATTACCCCTCCCTTATTCCCAAGAAGTGATTTTGATCAGCTCGTCAGCAGAGGCCGCAGAAGCCACGTAGAACGCTGTTTCTATATGCCCCGCTACGGTTGCGCCCGCTGCGCCGGTAGAAATTTCGCCGGTTGTCTGCGAAGCAAAAACCTTTTGCCCGACGGTTGCGGCGGTTTTGGTTTTCACCCAGAAATCACCCTTGGTATGCAATGCAACCGGGCGACCTGTGGGGATCGTCATCGACGCCTCGTCCGTCAGCGTATTAATCAGCGCGTTGTAATGGCGGCTGATAAACCCATCAGGCGCTACGGTGCCCTTGTTGCTGACAGTCTGGTCGGCCTGCTTCACCCAGCCAAAACGGCCAATTACGACGCCATTTGTACCGGCGACCAGGCCGGCTTCGGGCGAATTCAAAACAGTGGCGCGCGGGTTATCGCTCGCAAAATCGCCCTCTACCGCATAAGCCGGGCGTTCGGTTACGGCTTTTTGGAATCCTGCCATTTCATTTCCTCCTTATTTCTTCGCGCCGAAAGCGTTCGGCATCAGTTTGGCTAGTTCGTTGGTTGCGGCGGCATCCATCGCAACGCGCGCAGGCTGCGCCGTTTCCCGCATTTTTTGGTGCATCTCAATCAATGCTGGGTAAGCGCTGGGGTGCACGCCCTTGTAATTGATGCCCACGGAATCCATCGCGAAACGATAGACGGCTTCAGCCGAATCCATCGCCGCGACCTCGCCCACCAGCGGCGCGACAGCGCGCTCGGCTTTGCGGATGGCGTTGAATTTCGCCATTGCGCGCTTCTCTGCTTGCGCGGCGATCAGCGCGGCATCCATAGCGGTTTTTTCAGCTTCGCCGTTTTGTGCGGCTTCCGCTTTCTTTTTCGCCTCCTGGTCGTCGTCTTCATCCTCAGCGGGCGGTTCGTCTTTATCAACCGGCGGCAAGTCGTCTTGCTCTTCGTCTTCCGGCGCCTCTTCATCTTCGGCGGGCTGGTTGCTTTCAGCAGCGGCAAGCGCCATGCGAAGCAGTTTCACCAAATCGCCTGAATCGAGATTAACATCATCGAATTCTTCAGCCGTGTCTTGCGCCAGTTGCTCCACCGTTTTGGCGTTGGCGACAAGCGCTTTGATGCGCGGAATGGGCGCTGCATCAAGCGCCAGTTTGGGCAGTAGATGAGCGCACATTGCCGCGTTCACAATGCCTGTCATTCCCTTCTTGATCTGCATAGTTAACTCCTTAGGTAGTGAATCGCCGACAACAACGTCAGCACCTGCGCGCCCAACGGAAACGAGCGCAACGTGATTGCCCACAATCTGGCGCATCACGCCGTCATAGGGCACGCCCCGATAAACGCCGGGGGTCATATCGGCAACGTATCGATACGCCGCCGACAGTTCTTTCTGCTCACCGGTGTTGATCCCGGCAATGGCGGAGGAATCCCACACCACAAGGCTGTTCTTGAGGTACTCGCCGTCAAACTCCGCATCCGTGCCTGTGCTGCCGACCACCTTGCTTTTATGCGGTTCATCGGCGGAGACGGGGACGTGTTCATCCAACAGCGGCACGTTGTTAAACGTTGCAGCAGCCTTCTTAAGTTCTTCCGGGTCGCGTAATAGCTGGTATGTACGGTTAGGCTCCAACCCCAGCTTTTGAGCGTCGGGGATTTCGCGCCCCAGATAGCCGCACACGTTGGCTTTACTGATGTTGGATACGGCAATGTGCATACGGCCGTCCGCATCCATGCTGCGCACGCTGGCACGGTCAAAAGCTAATCTCGTCATGGTCTTGGCAATAAAAAACCCGCCGTTTGGCGGGTTGGTTAATCGTCTTGCAAATAGGCGGGCAACACTGGCGAATACCAGCACCGGCAGTTAATCTCGCATCCGGGGTGTGTCCACTTGCCATCCAGATACATGCCCTTGCGCAAATCGAACTTTTCGCCATCAGCCTTTACGTGCGATGGGCGCGGCTCCTTGCCCGCGTGGCTGTGCCGCCATATGCCGTGCGTGATGCCCATCTCCAGCTGCCGAGCCGTTTGCAGCGTGGCCGTGGCCTTGTTGTTCTGGTCGCGGGCAATCAGCGCAGCGCGGCGCTTGGTGATGCCGTAGCGCGCGCGCAGTTCCTTGGATAGGTAATGCAGATCGCGCCCTCGCGAGACGGATTCCATCACCAGCCGCTGCACTTGGCTCAGGTGCTGCTCGGCGATGCTGCGGATTAAACCCACCTGTTCACCAATAACCCCCTGATACGCCTGCTGCATAGGGGCCGTCATCGTCATGCCAACCGTCAGGCCCAGCGCCTGAAAGGCGGTTTTGGCGTTGTAGTCGATGTAACCCATGACTTTGCGGGCAAACATCCTAGACAGGCGCTCGCCGAGATCGTCAAAGTGCTGTGTCCATTGCTCGCGCAGCCGCTCCATTTCCTGTTGCAGGCGCTCGGCGTTTGTTTCTGCTGCATCTAGCGCAAACCCGCCAGCCTTGTATTGGGCGGCTATCCACCATGCGAGGCTTTGGTGCATGGCTTTAATTTCCGCCTCCAGCTTGCGCCGGTACCATGCCGCCGTGCCTGCGTTGGGAAGAGTAGGACGCAGGGTTTTAGGTTTTCTTGCCTTCATTGGGTTACAGGCCTATAATTAGGCCGTCTGACAGCAGAAATATTCGCATTAGCTGCGTAATCTCGGACAGCGACTGTCAAGAGATAAATGGTGGGGAATTGCGACCACCCAGACAACAAACCCCCTGTAAATGCAGGGGGTTATTTTTTGCGCGTCCTGAATGCGGTGAGCACAAACACCAGTTTGTTACCCTTGAACTCAGGCGAAATAACGGCCAACTTGCCTTCGTGAAGGATTTCAAAGTTCCCCGTGCGTTTGCTCTTTTCAATGCGCCCTTTGGTAATTACTTCATCCAGGTTGGACAGGAATTTGTTTGTATCAATACCCTGTTTTTCACGTTGCAGAATGATGTGTTTCAGCCCCGCTCTTTCATTCCCCCAAACCAAGTCAACATCACCCAGACCATCACGGCTAAAAGCGCCTTTGATATGGCCGTTTTTCTCTTTTAGCAATTTGGCAACTGCTGCTTGACCTTTGGCGTGATATTCAGTACCTAGAAACTCCGTAATATCCGTTGGAATAGATTTTTCCTCCGGTTTGCCTCCAGCCCCACTGCCAAACTGACCATTCTCGGCTCTTGGGTGCTTGCCTTCGTCCCATTCGCCGGAATCAGAAGCAAAGGGATTTACACCTTTTTCTTCGTCCTCTTCGTCCGTTTTCTGCCCTTCGCCCGGCATCATGCCCATGTCTGGCGCTTCGGGCATGTCGTCCGGGTCCAGCCCATCGTAGGGGCTGTCCGGGTCGCTTGCCAAGCGCTGGCGCACTTCCGATGGGTCAAGCACGCCCGCCTGTATATACACGGCATCGGTGTCAGCTTCCGTTTTGCGGATCGTGGCCTGCTGCGTTTCATCCATCTGGTACAACGGCAGGAAGTCGAAGTCGATGCCAGCGTCGATCTCACCAAATTCCGACAGCTGGATGATGTCCAGCGCCTTCTTGATGAGCGGGCGCAGGTTATCTTGCTGGCTGGCAGCGATGGTGTCGTAGAAGACGCGAATTTCGCCGTCACTGCTGGCATTCAACCCCGCGGGCTGGGTGCCCAGTAATTTAACAAGCGGAATGCCGCTGATGCTCGCCATATGCTCTTGCGACTGAGCCTGCAGAGCGTCTAACGTGGATAGCGGCGTATTGACCTGTGCGAGGTCTTCGCTTTCATTGTCCAGAATCATCAATCCCCGGTTATCGCGGGTTTTGTTGAACAGGTCGGCGCGGGCGTAGATGCTGATATCCGGCTCTCCGCTGAGCACGGTGCCCATATTGGTTTTAAGGATACTGGTGCTGAAGCTGTGAATCAGGTCGGAGATGCTGTCCCGGGTGCGCAGCCAGTTATTCACGTAGGGGTCAAGCAATTGCGTAAGCGGCAGGCCGCCGAAGTTATAGGCGGGCTTGAGCATGTCGGGCACGGGGCGGCTGATGATGGTCAGCAGGCGCGATACGTGCACCTTTTTGCCCATCACGTACCAGCTTTCTGGTTTGTAGTAATTGGCGGCCAGCGGATTGGTCGATTGGTACTGCCCCGGATATGTCCACACTGGTTCTACGGTGCGGAAGGCCAACAGGCCGCCTTGGGCAATCTTGGCTTTGTCTATGACCAGCAGCTTGCCTAGCTCTTCGTCGTTGTCGCTCGCCCGTTCGCCCGATGGGGTTTTAACGTCGATGTAGATTTGCCCGCGTCCGTAAAAGCCGTCATGCTCCAGCGCGTCTTTGAACACTTCGCGCAAACGAAAGCGCTTCATGGCCGCTTCGAGTCGTTCTAGACGCTCGGAGGCATCCGTTTCGCCAGAGTATTTAAGCGCAATCCATTTGCGGGTGTGCTCTTCGGCCAGCGTGCCGACGATTTTGCGGTGCTCCGGCCGCTGCGCCAGCCCGGCAAGAATGGGGTAGCCGACAAAGTACGCACCGTTGTTATGCACGGCGTTGACGTAGTCATAGGGCGTCGCGTCCATTGCCGCCACAGCGTCTTGCGCACCAATAGGGATAACACCCGGCGGCGGCTCATAGCGAGTCAGCCCTTGCCCTGTTTGGGGCATGTTTGCCATCGCCTGCACGGCAGCATGAATCGCCATTTTGCTTTTTGCAGGCGCAGCCGGGCTTTGCGGAGGTTGTTCGCTCCGCTTGAAAAAGTCAAATAGGCTCATGCTTGTTTAATCAGTTCTGGGTTGATGACCATTGGCCGCCGCACAATCAGTTCGGCAAACGCTCTGCTGCACGCATCTACGCGGTCATCATGTGCACCATTAGGGAACATCCTCATTTCTTCAATCAGGCCGTTATTCCAGCTGCCGCGTAGCATCATTACGTTTCCGATGTTGACCTGCGAGGCGAACGGTTCCGCCCGCGTGACCTTGTCGCCGCTTTCCGGGCTGGTATGTACGCGATAGCCTTGCAGCATGCGCGTCATGTAAAGCGCCTGGGTTTTTCCCGCCTGCCCGGGGTCTTGCGGCAGACTGATGCGTACACCGTGCCCGTCTTGGCTGGCTGTGTTGCGTAGCACTGCATCGCGCTCGTCCGGCCCCCATTGCCCATGCACCAAATCGGCAATGATTAGCCTGCCGTCCGGCAAGCGGCCAATCTTTGCGCCCGCTGTCGGGTCTCCGTCATCCGTTGCGCCAAAGTCCCAACCCCGAACCCATGTAATACGCTCTACGGGCAGTGCTTCTATCACCTGCATCATGCCCGGCTTGAATATGCCGCCATCCAGCGGCGCGGGCCGTTGCATGTATTGCCCTGCAAACACATACGGCGCGGCCTGCTCCATGCGTCGCAATGTGTCTATGTCATGCTTTCCGGGCCATAACGCCGTACCGTCTTCCTATATGGCTGGCAGGCAGACATGCTCCCATTCTTCGCCGTTGCCACCATCCAGCAACCAGCCCGCTAAATCACTTTCATGCAAGCGCTGCATGATAAGTATGATGGGCGTTTCGGGGCTGTTTTTGCGGCTTTCTAGCGTGTTTTGGAACCAGTCGATAACGTTCTGGCGCATTACATCGCTGCGCGCTTCGTCGGCTTTATGCGGGTCATCCAAAATTAAGGCACCGGCAAATCCTTCTCGGTGTTTGCCAGCCCCATAACCAGTAATCGTGCCACCCGCCCCGGCAGAGTAAATGATGCCGCCCGCCGTAGTGCGCCATTCGTGCTTGGCCGAACTGTCGCTACGCAAGGCAACCCCGCCAAATATGGCTTGGTATTCCTGGTGCCTGACCATTTCGCGGATTTGCCAGCTGTTATTTGTTGCCAGCTGTGCCGCGTAACTCGTCAAAATGTATTCGCTGTCCGGCGCGCGCCCCAGGCTCCACGCGATGAAGTTGTTGACAAGTTCCGTTTTACTGTAGCGCGGCGGCATGTTGATGATGAGCCGCTTGATTTTGCCTTCAAAAACCTTTTGAAGGGCGTTACATATAACTGTATGGTGCTTTGCATCCAGCCAGGCATAGCCTCTGCGGTGGATAAACATCCACCCTACGAACATATGCAGGTCATGCCATGCCAACGTGCGGAAAGCCCTTGTTTCCGCGTCGTTAAACCGCTCCACGGTTGAAAACCCTTGGCGCCGCCGTTTCCAGCGCCGATTCAATTTCCTGCTTAGTTGCCATGCTTCCTGCATGGCTTACCGTGACATTGGTTACGCTGGGTTGGGCAATATCAATATTCCATGCCTTGCGCTCCGCCTCTTGGCGTATCTTTAATGTTTCCGCTGTAATCTTTGCAAGCTTAGCCGCCTCGAAGTCACGTGCGCCTACGGCCTTATCAACTATCTCTTTATGCTCTTCCCATTCATCACGGTGTCGCTGTACAACATCCGCCCTTCGCGCGGCTTCCGCGTCTATTGCCTCGGCCTTTTTTTGTGGATCGCAGCCTGCGACTACACCTGCGACTTTCTCTGCGACTTTGCGCCGCAACGCGGGCTCGATGTCTTGCGTCCAACCTTCTGCCTCAATGTGATTTTGGATGGCCTTCCGACTAACCCCATGTCTGCGCGATAAATCAGATTGCGTTGCGCCGGCTTCGTATTCCGCCCTGATGGTTTCCCAATCAATGTCTTTGCGCCTTCTTGACGGCGCTTTCTTTTCTGCCGTCATGAAAGCTCCAAAAAACAAAAAGTCCGCGCAGCTTTCGCCATGCGGACTTATTCACGTGTATCAAATTAGGGGCTATTTTTGCCGTTTTTCGGCAAAGTGTCAAGCCTCTACAGTAAAAATCACAAAAATACTTGATCGGATGTAATCAATCGATTACGCTATGCCCATGCTGCTGATAGAAACGACTTCTCGGTTCGACAAATGGCATGCCAGGCTGGATAGGGCGGCGGCAGCGCGTATTGCAGCCAGGTTACTTGAGGTTTCAATGGGAATATGGGGTGACCATAAGCAGCTGGGCGGCGGCTTAATTGAATTGCGCGAGCACTTCGGCGCCGGGCTGCGCATCTACGCCACCCACAAAGGCCGGCAGGTAATCATCATACTGGCCGGGGGCAGTAAGCACGGGCAACAGGCAGACATTGACGAGGCCCGCAAAATGATTCAGCAACTGAAAGGATAAAGGCTATGAGTCTTGAAACACGCCCGTTTGATCCGGCTGAGCACCTGCAGGATGAAGAGGCTATCGCCGTGTTCCTCTCAAGCATTCTGGAGGAAAATAATCCAGCCTTGCTGGCGGAAGCTATCGGCGCCATTGCCCGCGCCCGCGGCATGTCAAAAATCGCGGCCGATTCGGGCATTACCCGCGAGGCGCTGTATAAAGCCCTGCGCCCCGATGCGCAGCCCCGGTTTGAAACCATCCAGCGCGTAATGGGCGCGCTTGGCGTAAAGCTGGTTGCTATGCCTGCTGCATGAAAGAGACCTCTCGGAGCAAGATGTACTTTTTTTGTTGTTTAAATTTTCCTTTTTGGTTGATTTGTGATACGGTTACGGTGTTCGGCGATGTGCGATCGAACGAATATTGAAAGGAATAGAAATGGCAACACTGACGAACTTCGGTAAAGAGCTTCGTGTCGCCAGAGTAATGACGGGGACAACGCTTGCGCAGATGGCCGACTTCTTGGGCAAAACCGCATCTTTTGTAAGTGCGGTTGAGACTGGGCAGAAGAAGGTTCCGGACGGCTTTGTGGAGAAGGTTTTGGAATTCTTCTCCAAGCGAGGATATGCCTTTGCTGAGGACAAAAACTTATTTGATCTGGCCGCTGTCGCCAATCAGTCTGTGAAGCTGGATAGTCAGATGAGCGCGCAGCAGCAGATGCTGGTTTCTGCTTTTGCAAGATCGAGCATGGATGCGCAGTCGCTGGAGAAGTTTTCTAAATTGCTGGCAGAAATCGGTAGTAAAAGGGGGGTTAATGGATAGACATGGCGACAAGCCAAAGCTGCGTGGCTACAAGGCGACACCGCAGAGCAAGCGTTCTTTGCGGGGTATTGCCCTAAGCGCCAGACAGAAACTTGATCTAGGAGATGGTGCTATTGATGGTGCCGCCTTGCTGGAAAAGCTGGTGCTTTTTGGCATCACGTATGACATCGTGGAAGATAGCTTTTTGCTGGACTTTGGCGGCGTAGAGGCTAGTTGGAGGCCAGATGAGTTGTGCATGCATGTCACCGATTCGACTTATCGGCGACTGGCTCAAGGCAACGGTCGTGCGCTATTCACCATCTGCCATGAGATAGGGCATGTCCTGTTGCACAACAACATTCCAGCCTTATTGCACCGTAATGCAGCGCCTCCAAGCCACAAACTTTATGAAGATACAGAGTGGCAAGCTGACACATTTGCTGCCGAGTTTGCAATGCCGTTGCACGTCATTCTCAACGAAAGAATAGTCACGGCAGATGGCATTCAGAGACGCTTTCGAGTGTCCGCGCAAGCAGCAGAGATCAGGTTTAAAGCCTTGAAGACAGAACGCTGTCTATAAAGAAAAAGCTCACAAAGTGCGTCAACACCTTGTGAGCCTGTGGTTAGGTGGAGCGGGTTTGACCTCCCACACCTGAACTTGTCTAACAGAAACGGCTTGGAATTATAAGCCGTTGACAGTTCGGGCGCAAGTAACATCCCGGGAACCCCACAAATAAGGAGGTTTCTATGGAAAACCGACGTGGCCACTGGGTGTATGCCCGCTTCATTCGCAAGAATGGGCGAGTGATTTATCCAAAGAGCGGCAAAGTCTTCCGTTTCTGGGTTGAAAACTAAACGGTTTTAAGCCCTCTGGCCCCGTGTTCGAACGGGGCCTTTTCTTGCGCCCCACGCATCCGGCAAGGTAGCAAGGGAGTGCAGCGCGCACTACCGATAAACGCTCACGAACTCAGCCTCCGTGCCGGCGCGGCGGGAGGATTTGCCATGCGCTGCGCCAGCCGACGGCAGCAGGCGGCGGAAATATCGGCCAGCTCCTTGCTGGTGGCCAACAGGCCGGGATCAGCGAGGTAGCTCGGCAGTTTGGCCAGCGAGACGATCATGGCGTCGTTGTCGACACGCTTCACATACGGTGCGGGGTCGGTGCCGTTCCAGTCCATGCAGAACAGCCAACGCCCGTATTTGTAGGTAATGTCGTCGGCATCATCAGAAAGCGCGGCCTTGAACACCGCTTGCGCAGCCACGGCAGCGACGTGGGAGGCCATTTTGTACGCCGCATCAATGCGCGAAGCGGCGGCGTTGGCAAGGGCGGGCAGCGCCCTGGGCTGCATGCTGCCGATGTAAGCGCACGCTTCGGCAAAGCGCGCGGCGGGCAGTTCGCGGTAGCGGGCAATGCGGAAGTGGTTGTTGAAGCGACCCCAGGCATAGGGGCGGTCGCGCCCGTCAGGGAAGCGCCCGGCGATCAGGGCGGATAGTTCGCCCGCTTGTTCGGGAGTGATGCAGGCGTTTGGCAGGGCAGGCTGCACGCTGTAGCGCCCGGTTTTACGGATGCTGGGTAGCACTTCGCCTGTGACCCATTTGGCAAACTTGCGTGCCTCGGGCTTGCGGCTGCGCAGCACCAGGGCATACAGTCCCGATTCGTTGATGATTACTGCCTTGCTACCCATGCGTGCCCGGTCTAACTGTTCGTTAGACCGCTCGTCATCATCCAAGTGATCAGCAACAGCCTTACTGGTGTTCTTGTAGTCCAGAGCGGCACAAATGTCTGTGGCCACGAACCACGGCTCTTCACCACGCATCACGATGCGGACGGGGTGGTTGCCAAATTGATATTGAGAGATTGCGTTCATGTTGTTTCCTTTTGAGGGATGCCTACAAAGGCTGTAGGCGGCCGAGAGCTCAAAACCGACAACAGACGGCGGAGTTATTTCCCTTACGGGTCTTGTATTCCTCGCACTCTCGGCCTCAAACATGAACTTGTTCCAACCACGGAGGTTCAGATGGGCACGAAAAAACCACAGTTTCGCCTGCGGTTTGCGCGCTGTTGTGGGTGTTTTGAGCACCTGCGCGGCAGTGTAGCAGGCTTATGAAATATAGGCAAGGGATCAAAACGCTAGCCAGCCACGTCCAACTAACTAAAGAAACCACCAAAAAATGATTTCTTACGCTTTTCTTTCTTTATAGATTTTTTATCATCTAAATTGTCAATAGACTTAAATTCTCCTACTTTAAAATTAGGGCATAGATTACAACCAAGCTCTACTGCTTTTGCTTGAAATTGCGCCTCAACTGTAGATGGGTGATAAGGGTCTATTGACCAATCTCTATTTTCAAATCTTTTACATGGAATAATATAAACAGGGTCTTCTTTCTCGTCAGTAGAAGTCTTAGAGGCTGTGCCATCAACGCTTAATTGAATTACTATAGGCTCAATTCGATGCCTCTTTTCACTTAGCCTTCTTGTGAAAAAACAGTGCGCTTTGTAATCAGAGACTTGCGATGCCTCCACATAACACTCCAGAATGCTCTGTAATTGATAAATATCTGTAATAATTTTACCGCTAGAGAAAAAAACTATTCCCTTCCAGCCTAATACATATCTCAAAAAAGCTATACACCTCGCAGCATCAGCCGGATTCTTCATGAAACAAGCGTAATGTAGTGGCTTTCCGTTATACATTGTTTCTGCGAATTTTCCAGCCTCTTTTGCTATTGATAAAACAATAGAAAAATTCTGCGATGTGCTTTTAGGGAACACAACCACAAGAAATGCATCGACAGAATCAGTTATGGGGTCAACATCAAAAGCAGCGCCAGTATTTTGAATTTCAGAGCTCACAACCTTCTCCTCCAAGAAGGCTCCATAATAACTCCCCCCTTTGTCATTCTGAAAGCCCAGGCGCTATCACAAGCCCCGTTTCCGCAAAGCGCTCATCCAGCTTTGCCAGGGCGGTGTTTTCCAGTTTGCCCAGGCGGCGCTTGAGTTGCAGGCAACTATGGCGCAGGGTGCGCTCCGATAACCCGTATTCGATCGATAGCCGCGCGGCATCCCATTTGCGACGGCAAACGGCGCGCTCAATCACCGCATGCCGAACTTTTCGCGGCACGCCTTCCAGTTCTACGCAGCGGCTTAAGGCATCTACGGCATCCAGCCAATCCTGCTGCGGCGCAGGCTGGCCGCAACATGGGCATTCATAACGGACATCGCCGTAGCGGACTGTAATGACCTGTGACTGTTCTTTGGGCAGCCGCGCCACGGCAGCCAGTACCATACCCGCCTGCGCCGCGCCCTCTACGCCTGCAAGACCGCGACCGCTGCCTAATGCCGCGCCCTGCATTAAGCGCGCCATCGGCGTCCGCGGGCTTTGCTGCCCTGCGTAGTTAAACGCGAAGGTAAGCGCTTCGTGCGTACTTTTAAACAAGCCTTGTGTTTCAGCCATTACCGCCTCACCTCTTTTTTACAAAGTCATTGCAAACATGCACAGCCTGCCCCGCCCTGCCCTCGTGCTTTAAACAGACAACCACGCCCCACAGGCGCGACCAATGCACGCAACCAGAGCACGACAGGCGAGCCTGGCGCTCCGATTTAATCTCGATAATCTTTGCCGGGTCCCAGTATTCGCGCGACGGTTTCATGCTCCTCTCACCCCCAGCCTTCGACAATCATATCCAGCAATCTGTCCGCCTTTGCCCTGTCCAGATGGGGCAAGATGTGCTGTAACACGGCGTCAACGGCGTTTGAATAAAACACCTCAAAGTCCTCTTGCCCCATCGCCTCAAAGCTGACGGAGCGCGGTATCTGGATGATTTCCCCCGTGACCGGGTGCGCCATCAGGTCAAACAGGCCGGCGGCCAGCTTTACGCCGACCAGCGCTTTTTCCGTTGTGTTGTAGGTTTCGCTGTTTTCGGCGATGAGTTGCAGCAGGGCGAAGAATTTACGGTGATGCGCCCCGTTGCGCGGCGTACTCCACTCAAAGCGCAGGTATGCGCCTGGCAGCATGGTTTCCAGCCTGCGGCGGAACTTCGCCCACGCCGCCTGATCTGCCGGCGTGCTGCCCCGCAGCCCGGCTGGGGTTTTGATGAGGATGGTCTTCACGCCCGCGCCTTCCTTAACTCCCGCGCCTTCTGCCGGTACTCGTCACGGATAGCCCGCAATTGCTCAATGGTGTATTTCGTTGGCGCATGCGGGCCTTCCAGCCATTGCACCTTCTCTTCGCCTATTTCGCGCACCAGCGCTCGCCTGAACAGCACAGCATTGCCAGACAAGTAGGTGTTGCACGGGGCGCATTGCAGCCAAACGTTCAAAGGCTCGAAGCGCAGTTCTGGGCGAGCGCCCACGCTCAGGTAGTGGCCCGCATGCATCTGGCCTGTGTGTTGCCTGCCGCACGATATGCAGGGCCTGCCGGCATCACGCAGGCGTACCCATGCGTTAAACGCCTGCTGCGCCTCGCGCTCCCAATCACGGCGCGATTTGAGCTTTTCGCGTTTTTCCATGTCCGCCTTGCGCTGCCTGATCCGCTCTACCTTCTCGGCTTTGGCGCGTTTAGACCTGGCGAGAGACAAGGCACAGTCCGCGCTGCACACCGACTGCATCGGCAGGCGTGGCTCAAACGGCATATGGCAGACTTTGCAGCGCCGGGTCACGGTTTCGACTCCGCCAGACTCATTTCGCAGCCTTCAATGACACAACCTCCGCACCCGCTGACTCCGAACGAAGTGCGCTCATGAAAGTATCTTTTTTGATACAATACGGCCATGCACCAACCCATTCTTTCCGTGAAGTTCTTTGCGCAGCCAAGCGGCAAGGAACCGGTACGCGATTTCTTGCGCGCCCAGACGGTGGAAGACCGCCGGGCCATTGGTACGGATATCAAGACCGTGCAATTGGGCTGGCCGTTGGGAATGCCCTTGGTGCGCAAGATGGCGACTGATTTGTGGGAGGTGCGCAGTGACCTGGCCGATGGCATTGCGCGCGTGCTGTTCACCGTGCAGGCCGGGCAGATGGTGCTGTTGCATGCTTTTGTGAAAAAGTCGCAAAAGACCCCGGCAAATGAGTTGGAGACGGCCGTTTCGCGCTTGAAGCAGTTGAGGACAAGGAGATAAACATGCATGCGCCTGTGGGTTCGGATTTCGATGACTTTCTTGCCGAAGAAGGCATGAAAGAGGAGGTGACTGCCGCTGCCATGAAGCGGGTGATTGCGTGGCAACTGACGCAGGCGATGAAGCGCCAGGGCATTACGCAGACTGAAATGGCAGCGCGCATGCGCACCAGCCGCATGGTGGTGCGCCGCCTGCTTGATGAAACGGATACGGGCGTGACGCTGGCAACGCTGGCGCGCGCCAGTGTGGCGGTGGGCGTGCCGTTGCGCTTTGAGCTGGCTTGAGTTTTGTCTGTTATGGTCGGTCATGCCGCCTCCCCTTCCTTCCACTCCCGCCTGACCACAGCAATCAGCGCCCGCGCCGCCGCTTCCCCGCGCGTTTTCGCGACCTTCTGGTAGTACGCCTGCCGTCTGTCCTTTTCCCAGCGCATCACGACCCGCGCTTCGCATTGCGCCCGGTATTGCTCGCTCCAGGTGCAGCCCGCTTTCTCGCATGGCGCTTTTCCGCACATTCATTCGATCCCCCGGCGGCGCATCGGCTTATATTGCGTCCGCCTTGCCTCAAACATCGCTTGTTGCGCTTCGCGGCTCATGCTTTCAAATCGGCTGTATTCCCCCTGGAAAATCAGCGGAACCATGCCAGTTTCGCCCATGCGCTGTTTGGCAATCATGACCTCGGTGACGCCTTTGTCCGGGCTATTCGCGTCGTAGTACTCGTCCCTGTACATCATCAGCACTAGGTCTGCATCCTGCTCAAGCGCCCCGGATTCGCGCAGGTCGGAGAGAACTGGGCGTTTGTTTTGCCGCTCTTCGACCTTGCGCGAAAGCTGGGAAAGCGCAATAACCGGGACGTTGAATTCCTTGGCGATCGCCTTTAGACCGCGGCTGATGCCGGACACTTCCTGCTCCCGGCTCTGCCCCTCACCGCGTGCCAGCTGGATGTAATCCACAACGACCAAAGACAAACCGTGTCGGCGAGCTACCCGCCGACACTGCGAGCGCATCTGCGCGACCGACAGCGCGGCGCGGTCGTCGATGATCAGCTTTGCATTGACGAGCTTGCCGATAGCAACCCCCAGCCGGCCGAAATCGTCTTCCGCTTCCAGCAGCCGCCCGGTGCGAATCCGCCCAAGGGCAATTTTCCCGACGCTCGCCAAAGAGCGCTCGGAGAGTTGCCGCCTCCCCATCTCCATGCTGAAAACCAACACGGGGAGGTTATCGTTGATCGCCACATGCTCGGCAATGTTGAGCGCAAACGCCGTTTTCCCCATCGACGGGCGCCCCGCGATCAGGATCAAATCGGCCGGGTTGAGGCCAAATGTTTTGGCGTCGATGTCCGGGAATCCTGTTGCCAGCCCTGTGATTGCGCCGCCCCGCTCGAAACGCTCCTGAATATCACTGACCACATCGGGCAGAATCGCGCTCACCGGCTCGGCGTCCCTGCGCTCGATCTGCGTGTTGTCGCCCAACTCAAAGACCAGCGCCTGGGCGGCGTCGATGCGTTCCGCGACAGGCTCAGTGCTTTGGCTTGAGGCAATTTCCGCAACTTTCGCCGATACCGCCATCAAGTCGCGCAAAAGGCGCTTGTCACGCACTGATTCGGCATACCGCGCAATGTTTGCCGCCGAAGGCGTATTGGCCGCCAGCTCGCCCAGATAGGCCAGGCCGCAGGTTTCCTCAGGGATGCCCGCAGAGGCCATCGCCTCAGCCACCGTCACCACATCAACCGGCTTTCTGGCCGCCAGCAACAGGCTGATGTGCCGATAGATGAGCCGATGGTCGTCGCGGTAAAAATCGCTTTCCGCCAGCCAGTCAATGCGATCAAACACCTTGGGATCAAGCAGCAGCGCGCCCAGCACCGACTGCTCGGATTCGACGCTGAACAACGTAGTCACGCTGCCTCCCGGTTTTCGTAAGCGCCTTCAATCACCTTGGCGAAGTTATCCGCCTTGATCAGCCAAGCTAGCGAGCACCCGCCCCACTTTCCGTTTCGGCCAGAGAGGAAATCGGATCGCGCGACGTAGGCGAAGAACCGGTCGAAAAACGCGACGGCTTCTTCCGTCGTTTCCGCATACCTGCCGCCAGAGGGCTTGCGCGCCGTCAATACCCATCGCCAACGGGCAGAAAGATTGCGTTCCCGCGTCCCTTCCCAAACGCGCGGCTGCGGCAGCGTCGGCAGGCGCTCGGCGTACAGCGCGATAATGCGCTGGTGCGGACAGGGCGGCAGGTCAATCCGCGGAACCGTTTCCGCACCTTCTGTTGCCTGTAGCGCGAAAGGGATCGATTCAGGCGGGTCGCCGTTAGCCTGAGGCGTTATCGCCTTCGCCAGACCGGGTGAAGTGATAGTAGGCGAAGCTGGGTTTTTGGGTTCGCAAGCCTGATCGAAGACGACCGCGTCGTCGGCAACGCCGATGACGAATGTTCCGTTAGGAACATTTAGGTTTTCTGATTCTGTATCTGCTTCTGTATCTGTATCTATAACGTTACAGAAACGTTTCTGTAACGTTTCATCAGTGTTACATGAGTTAGGTTGTTGTTTTTCTTGAATTTTCTTCTCACGAAAACGGCGGACGCGCTCCGTGCTGTTATCAGACTGGAATTGTCTTTGTTCCCATGCTAGTGGTTGTAAGGTATCTTTGTCGATTAACCCCACCTCAGCGAGCCTGCGGGCAACCTCCTCTAATGTGCGCACGTCAATCCCCATTTTCACGGCCGCCTTACGCATCAAAAGATTGCCCCCCTCATCAATAACCCCCTGCCCTTTCAGGCACAGCAACGCGATAAAGTGCCACCTATCCTCAAACGCAAGCAAACGCAGCTTTTCGTCGTCAATCATCTCTGTGTACACGCGAAACCAAGGCATCTTGCTACTCATGACAAACCTCTTTCCTTCTCCATACGCGCAACGACGCGCGGAGAACGCTCGTTAATAAGAGCAAACAGCCTGGCCTGCGCCCAGGAACGCACCGAATGACTGAAATTGAGCAAGTGTTTGAGCGCTGAAATCTGGAACTCAAGCAGACAGTCCCTCATTTATCCACCTCCATAAAACCAACCGACCACCACCATCAAAACGCAGATACAAATCACTAAAAAATCCATTACGCTCCCTCCCGCAAGGTCTTGATTAACGCCATGATGTCCGGCAGCATCCGGCACAGTTGCTCGGCGGCGGCTCGCTGTTTCGATTCGCGGGATGCCAGATACTTTTCGGCTAGGTACAACACAGGCGTCACGTCGCCCGTTGCCTCAATCAGCCGTTCTAGGTCTTCCACCGAAAAACGACGGGTATCATCCGGGTTGCCGGAAAGCTTCCTCGACAGGTCGGATTGCGATAAATCCATGTCTGCCGCAATCGTTTTGAGCGGATTGCGGTGTGCATAAACGACCTGCCGGACGCAGTCGAGCAGTGAGGCGTGACGGTCGGCCAGCCCCGGTTCAAAACTGAGCGTCAATTGGCTACCGGAATGTGCCGTCATGATTGACTCCGGTACGATCCTTTACCCGCACTAGGCAAAAAAATAATCTGCACGGTATGGGAACGAGAAAAAATGGCCGCACCCAGGCTTGGGATGGAACTCTTGCCGGAAAACCATCCCGCGCCCAGGCGCGGCCGAGGGAGGAAACATGAGCAATGCATCAGGCATCGCTGCGATCCTTGGCCGTGCCGCGCAGATAGCCCCAATCGACATCTGGGCGTAGCTCCTCGCACGTGACGAGGCCGTCTGTAGATTTTTCGATAGCAGGACAATACTCGGCGGGAACACGTGTTTTTATCCACTGTTGAACAGTTTGGTAACTTCTCAAACCGAGCCGGTTTGCCATAGCAACGACACCACCAACACTTTGTACTGCCCTACGGGCTGAATCTCTTGCGTCCATACAGCTCATCTTACACAAGAAAATCTAGCAATACAAGTCATTCCTGTGGTGACACAACAAAAACTTGTCTTTATCTTTATGAAATATGGAAACTATTCACGCTAGGTTAAAGCGCCTACGCACAGAAAAAGGCGTTTCTCTAGAAGAGGTAGCTGCGGCGCTTGGGGTGTCATGGCAAACAGTACAGCAATGGGAATTAGATACTGATAAAGGCACCGCGCCTGCCAGGAAGCGGCAAAAAGCTGTCGCTGATTACTTTGGCGTGTCAGTGCCTATGCTACTCACAGGTGAGAAGTTCGCCGTCAGCAAAAAGGGCGCTGAAGAAACGCCGCTGGTGCCGCCCGGAGATTCACGCCTGCCCATCAAGCGGGCGCTGTTCAAGCTTTCTGCCGGGGTATCTGGCTATGAAATCGAGTATGAAAACGGCGAAAGCGACCCGATCTTTATGTCGCACAACTGGTTTAAAAAAAACAATTTTCGCCCGGGCAAGCTGATCGCCATCAGTGTGCAAGGGCGCAGCATGGAGCCAAAGATGTATGACGGCGATCTGGTCATCGTTAATACGGAAAGCACCATACCTAAAGACGGCGTTGTATTTGCAATCAACTACGAAGGGGAAATGGTCATCAAACGGATGAAACGGGACTCAGGACAATGGTTTATTACATCCGACAATCCTGACAAGGTGCGTTTTGGCGACAAGCTATGTACGGAAAATTGTTTTTTGCTGGGCGAAGTCGTCTATCTGCAAACGGAAACGATATAACCGTAACGGAATCACATAGACTGGGAGAAAGGCTGTAGGAGATTACCGCCCGGACAGGAAAATTAAGTTGCACAGCTTACTGGATAAATAGTCAAAGCGAGGTGAAGGGTGAAAACCTTATTTAAGATAATAAAAATGCTTATGGCCGTCGTTTTTGGCCTTTTTGCTTTTTTATTTATAGCAATATGGGTAACCGAACCTAAAAAACAAGAGATAGAATACGCGCAACAAGACATTAATCCACAAGTTAAAACCATTGCGCCAAAACAAGATGCAGTTCAGCAGCAACCAGAAATGAAGGTAAAGGAAAAAGCGGCTAAGCCGCAAGAAGACCCGGGAACATTCATGCGGCGTGTTGCAAATAAAGGAGATAAGCAAATATCTCTTGGAGTAAAGTATCTCTACATAGATATTCGCTCGTGCCCAAGAATAGATTGCGAAATAATAGAGACTGTACAGCTTCCGAATCGTGTAGATGCAATATTAGGCACTACAACTACTGAAGAAACTGAACAAGGGAACAAGAATTGGGTAAAAATAACTTATTACGGCGAGGTCTGCAAAAATAATATTGACAGAAAAACAGGGTTTTGCAGTAGAGGATACCATACTAACCGTGAAATTACAGGCTGGGTTGATTTCGCATCACTTGACAAAGAGAGACCGCTAACATTTAGACAAATACGCGAATACAGGCATCTCTACGAAAAATTTATTTCATACAGAATTTTTGAGAGAAACTGCGCCCCTACCGGTATAGTTGTTTCTGACAATATTGCAAGAAGAAATGAATATTATTTAAACAAATACTATAATGACAGGATAAAATTAGAAACAGAAGAAAAGGTTAAAGAAGATATAAATAGGAAATATAGTGATGTAGAAACCTATTGCGCAAGTGAATTGTCTAATTACCTTAATGCGCAACAGCTTTGGTTACAAAATATGTAACCTGTTGTTTGTCATGCATTGAAACAAAATCAAAAATGCTTCCAGAACTCCTAACCTGTTTAATCGTCGGCATATCCGATGGCGACACGCTCACCGCACGATACGGCGAACCGGACACGTATGAGCAAGTCAAAATCCGTCTGGCCGCAATTGATGCGCCGGAACGGGGACAGCCGTTTGGCCGTGCCTCGCGCAGAGAACTTGCCGATCTTTGTCACGGCCAACGGGCGACTATCCGCGTGCGCGACCATGATCGTTATGGCCGGGCGGTTGCTGACGTTACCTGCCGCGAGCAGGATGCCTCAACCGCGCAGGTGCGCGCCGGCATGGCCTGGGTGTATGACAAATACGCCAATGACCACAACCATCTCTATCCGCTACAAGACGTGGCGCGTAAAACAAAATCCGGATTGTGGCGTGATCTTGACACCAACCAACCACCCATCGCCCCGTGGAAGTGGCGCCAGAAAAAACGGGCAGCACACTAAAAATAGATTGTTATACGAAACTCTCTGTACGACTTGCGTATAACGGGATTTTGACCCGAAAAAATTTCGCATAACCGACGCACCTACATACCCACCCAAACCAACCCGCTCCGGCGGGTTTTTTATTGACAAAAACCGACCAGCGTGCCTGCATATAATTGCTGCAGCGATCCAGAGCGTCCTTGCAGCTTATGCCGGATGGTTTGGCGGACAACATCGGCCAGCCTCTGCCCGGCGATGAACTGCGCCAGGGCCTTATTCATCAGGCTTTGGTAATTGCCTCCCTGCGCCAGCGCCCACTCCTCTTCTACACACCCGCCCCACATCACAAAAACAACGGCGCAGGAAGATTTTATCACCTTGTGCTAGTTTTTCTTGCATTACTAGATTATCTTGTGTATAGTTGTCCCAACGCCTCACCAAAACAAAACCTGCGAGTCGGGCATAGAAGCAAGGCAAGAAGGATCCCTGGCACCGCCGACATCATGAGCTTTGTGGATAACCACTGAGGCGAGAAAACGGGCAGTCCGCCAACCTGAACACATGGCGGATAGGACAGCGCAGCGCCGAATCGCTCGGGCAACCCTGACTGGCGGGGGAAACGGCCAGCGTAACGGGAGAACGAAAGCCCCGTGACAGACGGTGGAGAGACACCGTGACGCAACCACGGAAAGACGTGAGCCGGGACAAACTTTGGGCGTCCTAGACACAACCCACTGGAGCCGGCTGACCGACGCAAAGACGTCCGAAGCGCGCATGCGTAGCGCCGTGGAAGGCGGCGCACATCCAATTGTGGAGGATTGAAATGAACGCCATTAAACGCCTGATCGTCCAGTGCTGGCGCGCTTACAAGGCGCGCGCGCTGGAAATCGAACTGAACGACATCAACCGCCTGCTGCAAGAGTGCGCCGGCGAGCGCGAAGTTTTGCTTCACCACCGCGAGCAGACGCGCAAAGAGTTGGCTCATGCCCGCGCGCTGTGGCTATCCGGCATGAAGCCGGGCAAACGGCGGTTTTTTGAGGTTGCATAAATGAATCAAGCCGCGCGGAGCATTGCCAGAGGCAAAACCCTGTAACCACCCTCAAGGAGATCAACACCATGAACGCCCCCGAGCACCTCCCGGCCGAGCCGCTGGCCACTATCCGCGCCAGCTCGTGGCCGTCGCTTTTCGACTGTGCTCACCGCTGGTACTTCCAGAACATCGTCGGCCTGCGCATGCCGTCTTCCGGCAACGCCGCCCTCGGCACAGCGATCCACGCCGGCACCGCCGCCTTCGACGGCTCCCGCCTGAGCGGCGAGCAGATCGACGTCGTCACCGCCGTCGATACCGCCCGGGTCGCGCTGCAAAGCCCCGAGCAGGAGGTCGCCTGGGACGACAGCCTGACCCCGGTCGAGGCCGACACCTTCGCCGTCAAGCTGACTACTCGCTACTGCCAGGAAATCAGTCCGACCCGTCAATACGCCGCCGTGGAGCTGGAATGCCATGCCCTCGACATCGGCACCGAGTATGGCGTCGTGCGCGTCACCGGCACCACCGACCGCATCCGCATCGCAGAGGACGGCCAGAAGGGCATCTCCGACCTCAAGAGCGGCGGCCGGGCGACGGAGAAGACCGCCGGCGGCGGCCGGCGTGCCGTCACCAAGGGCCATCACATCCAGCTCGGCATCTACACGCTGATGGCAGAGCAGGCCAGCGGCGAACGCCTTGATGCGCCGGCCGAGATCATTGGCCTGCAGACGACCAAGGAGGCCCCGGTCGCCACCGGCGAGGTGGCCGACGTGAAGACCCCACTGCTGGGCACTGAGGGCCACCCAGGCTTGATTCAGATCGCCGCCCGGATGCTCAAGGACGGGATTTTCCCACCGAACCCGAAAAGTATGCTCTGCAGCGCCAAGTACTGCCCCGCCTACGGCACCCGCTGCCACTACCACGACTGATTTCTCAACTATCCGGAGACCTGCACTACCATGAACGCCAAAACCAACACCACAGACCTTGCCGCGATGCGCCAGCAGCAGCTGGCCCCGCGTGAAGCGAACATGCCCGCCGTCACCCCCGGCTTCGGTTCCCTCCAGTCCTTCGAGCTGATGCAGCGCGCCGCCAAGCTGCTCTCCAGCAGCACCCTCGTGCCCGCGGCCTACCGCGCCTTCGACGAGAAGAAGGGTGATAACCCGAACGCCCTCGCCAACTGCGTCGTGGCGCTCAACATGGCGCAGCGCATGGGCGCCGACCCGCTGATGGTCATGCAGAACCTGTACATCGTCGAAGGCCGCCCCAGCTGGTCGTCGCAGTGGATTATCGCTGCGATCAACGGCTGCGGACGGTTCGCCCCGCTTCGTTTCGAGCTGAAGAACCTCGGCGAGAAGGAGGTCGAGTACGAAGTGACCAAGTGGGTGAATCGTGAGCGTGTCACCACCAGGCACAAAGCCACAGTCCAGAATCTTGAGTGCGTCGCCTGGACCGTCGAGAAGGAAACCGGCGAGCGCATCGATAGCCCCAAGGTGTCCGTCGAAATGGCCGTCAAGGAAGGCTGGTACGGCAAGAGCGGCAGCAAGTGGCAGACCATGCCGGAGGTGATGCTGCGTTACCGCACGGCCAGCTTTTTCGGCAAGCTCTACGCCCCCGAGTTGCTGATGGGCTTGCAAACCGTCGAGGAAATGCAGGACACCGTGATCGACGCGACACCGGATGGCCGCGGCGGCTACACCGTCGATGTGGAAAGCCTAAAGTCTGGACCGGCTAAGGAAGCGGAGAAGACGCCGACAAACGTCGATACCAGCACCGGGGAAATCATTGACGCCCCCGCAACGGTTGTCACCGATCCGGACGACACTGCCCTGCGCCAAGTCGAACAGGCCATCGCCAACGCACAGCAGCCACAGCAACGGCGCTCCCGCCGCGAGCGCGGCCAGGGTGGCCAGGGCGGCCTCGGGATCGAGTAACCATTGCCAACAACGAATAACCGAAAGGACATCAAACCATGAACGCACCTCAAGACTTCCGCAACATGACCGCCGACACCATCGGCAAAGACCTACTGCAAGCACTCGTGCAGGAAATCAAGCTGCTGCCCGATGTGTGGGTAAAAATCCCAAAGGCAAAGCAGGACGACGTGATTGACCGCCTGCGGAACCGCGTGGAGACCAACGTCAAGATGGCCGTGCACATGCTGGCCGCCGAGGGCCGGACCGTGGTGGCCGGCGACCTCGACCAGATCACCATCAAAGACGGCGTCAAGGCTGTGGTGAAGTTCGGCACCAATGCCGCCAACCTGCACGAGCTGTATGAAGTTGCCGGCAAGTCGGTCCTGGTCGTGGTAGCCAATGCCGCTGACCACACTGGCGGCATGAGCGACGTGCAGGGCGAGTCCGATCAGCGTGCAATGGACTTTGGCCACGAGTATCACGACAACGACGGCGGTGGCATGGACTATCAAGCTGGCGACGGCAACGTCATCGAGGGCGAAGCCCTCGGCCTGCCCGCCCCGGGCAACACCACGCCGACCGAAGAGGAGCTGCAACGGACTTTCGAGGCAGGCTACCAGGCAGCCGCCGACGGCAAACCCGAGAGCGACTGCCCGAGCATCCGCAGCGAGTTGGTCATCGAGTGGATTCGCGGCTGGAAGGTATGGCACGAAGAACAGAAGGCGGCCTGATCATGAAAATTACATCTATCAAGATCAACAACGTACTCGGCGCCCGCGCTGTCGACGTGAAGCTGGACAAGCCGGTAATGCTGTTCGCCGGCAAGAACTTCGCCGGCAAGAGCAGCATTCAGGAAGCCGTGCGCATGGCCATGACCGGCGAAAGCATCCGGGTCGGGCTGAAGAAGGGCTACCTCGCCCTCGTCACCGAAGGGCAGGAGGCCGGCTTCGTTCAGGTCGATACCGACGACACGCAATACTCCGTCGTCCTGCCGGCAGGCAAGGGTGTTCATTCCGAGAACCACGCGCTTCCGTATGTGCTGGACGCCCAGCGCTTCGCTCGTATGGACGACAAGGAGCGCCGTACCTTCCTGTTCGGCCTGATGGGCATCAAGCTGGACGGCGGCAGCGTCACCCAGCGCATGCTCGACAAGGGACTCGACGCCAAGAAGGTCGAGCAGATCGCCCCCTTTCTGCGCGCCGGCTTCGACGCGGCCCAGAAAGAAGCGGCAGCCAAGGCCCGCGACGCCAAGGCAAGCTGGAAGACCGCGACCGGCGGCGAGACTTGGGGCAAGGACAAGGCGCCGAAGTGGCAGCCGGCCCCGCTACCGGCCGACGCCGAGAAAGCGGGCACTCGGCACGAAAACGCCTTGGCCAGGATGAAGGAGGTCGAGCAGGAGATCGGCGCCGCTCAGCAGGCGCTGGGAGCGGCCAAGGCCAAGGCGCAGGCGCGCCAGCAGATGGCCGCCCAGCGCGACGAGTTGGCCGAGAGGGCCAGCCGGACCGATCGCATCAAGGCCAAGCTAGGGCGCGACGAAGCCGACGTTGTGGAATGGCAGGCCAAGGTCGATGAAACCCGTGCGAAGGCCGGCGTCGCGCCGGTCAATCCCAAGGCCCCCGGCGAGTTCTTGCTACGCGGGCTGGCTAGCGTGACCGCCGAGTTTGTCGAGCTGACCTACAACCATCCCGAGGTCGAGTGGGATTCGTCCTTGCTCAACCGCGCCATTGCCCACTTGGCCGAGTACTGGAAGCTATACGGCGATCCGGTCGTTGGTGACGTGCCGGCGCAGCCCGACGCCGATGCCGTGGCGAAGCTGCCCGAGTACGAGAAGGCCTTGTCCTTGGTGCAGAGCGCCGTCGCCAATGACAAGCGCGACCTCGCCGCCGCCGAGCAGGCCGCCGCCAAGCTGAAGGAGCTGGACGAGGAAGCGGCCGAGACCATCGATTTGGAGCCGCTGCAGGCCAAGGTCGCCGAGCTAACCGAAAAGCGGGACGGCTGGCGCGCCGACGCGGACAAGTACCGCGCCGTGGCCGAGCAGGCTGCCCGCCGGCAGGCCGTCATCGAGCATGCCGCGGCGCTGCATGCGGACGTGATGGCATGGACGGGCATCGCCGACGCGCTCGCCCCCGACGGTATCCTGGGCGAAATCCTCGCCGAGGCGCTGGGGCCGATCAACGACCGCTTGGAGCAATCCTCGCAGGATGCTGAGTGGCTACATGTTCATGTTGAGCCGGACATGTCCATCTTTGCAGCCTACCCAGGACTTCCACCGCGCCCCTACGCGCTGCTGTCAGAGTCTGAAAAATGGCGGGCAGATGCAATGCTGGCCGAGTCCATCTCACACCTCTCGACAATCAAGCTGCTCGTGCTCGACCGCTTCGATGTGCTCGATCTGAAAGGCCGTGAAGACCTGATTGCCTGGCTCGACGTCCTCGCCCAAAACGGTGAAGTCGAAACCGCGCTGATTTTCGGCACGCTCAAGGCGCTGCCTACGACCTTGCCCCAAACCATCGCCGCTTGCTGGCTTGAAAACGGCGTGGCCGGTCAGATGAAGGAGGCAGCATGAAACTCATCGGCCTGTGCAGACTGGGGCGCGACGCCGAGCTGCGCTATACGACAATCGGCCGACATGTTGCCAGCCTGTCGCTCGCCTACAACTACGGACACAAATACGATCGCCAATCCCAATGGATCGAAGCCAGTTTATGGGGCGACCAAGCGGAACGGCTCGCGCCGTATCTGCTTAAGGGCACACTGGTCCACGTCATCCTGCGCGATGTGCATGTCGAAACCTATGAAGGCCGCAATGGCTCCGGCGCAAAGCTGGTCGGAACGGTCATGGACATCGAGTTTGCGAGCGGAAAGCGCGCAGAGGACGGGCAAAGACCAACGCCGACGCAAAAACCGGCTCCGGCGCAAAGACCGCAAAGGCAGGCTTCGGCCTATGACGAGGACGACGATTCAATACCTTTTTGATTTAAAGGAGATAAAGAATGACGGAAAAGTGCATCGAGGCGCAAATAACGGTACGCGAAGACGCGCCGGTCAACAGCATCGCCGGAATGCTGGCCGATATACTGGTTTACAGCGTTTATCGGGCGCTGAAAGACCGTCCCGATGAATTGATCAGGCGCGATCGGGCGGATGAGATAGGCAAAGTGGTTTGCCATGCAAAGCTATTTTTGCAGCAATTACCCGAAGCGGAACGCAACCCTGCGTTTTGGTATCCGCAAGAAGCGCGTAAAGAATCATGAGCCCTAAGAAAACAGACTCAAACCGATGCAAGAAATGCGGCGGTCAGATGAAGCCGGGAATCGCGCTCGAACAGACCTGCACCGGCAGCCCTGATTTTCCGGGCGGCGAGGTTGTCACCATGTCGCCCGGTGGGCCGGGTCGGCTGGTGCGATGCATGAAATGTGAAAAATGCGGATGGAGCGTGAGATGAGCGCGCCGATAACCGAAGGGAAAGGCGATGATTGACACCGCCTGCCGCCTGGGGGATACTGACCGCCTCTCTGAACCAAAAGCGGTCTGTCGCCCCGTCAGTCTGCGGCTTTTTTTACGTCCAGCGTTTGCGCTGGGCGCTGCCAATCAACGGCGGGGTAGAGACCGGGCATACAACACCGCAAGGGAAACCCGGACGCGGCTTCTTTTGGGCCGAGAGTGCGCCCGCCACCCCGCATGCATCGGGTGGCCTCTCAAAACCAAAAGGAGGCCAATCATGGCTGCTCAATCCCGCGCGCCCCTTCTATTCGCGCCCTCGCCCGACCAATCCGCTGTCCGTCACCTGCGCATCCTCATCCGCAGCGTCAAGCCGCTGCCTGATGGCAGTCTGGTCATGGACATTATCTGCGGCGACATCGGCTGCCGCATGCTCGTCCCCAACGCGCCCGGCCGCCCGGATTTTGCGCCCGGTCAGTGCTACCTCATCGAATACCCCAAAGGCCAGAACCCATTGGCCGGCCAATTCACCGCCATCTACCCCGCAGACCAGAAGCCCCAGCCAGAAAGGAAAACGGCAATGACCGCTATGATCGTACCGAATAGTCACCCCGTCACCATGTCGAGCCGCGAAATTGCGGAACTGGTTGAAGCGCGACACAACGATGTTGTGGCAACCATCGAGCGTCTCTTTGAAAAAGGGCTTTTACGATCAAGTCGTAAAAGTAGGCGTGAAGCCACTGGCGGGCGTCCAATCGACGTTTACGACCTGATCGAGCGCGACACGCATCTGGTTGTTGCAGGCTACAGTGACGAGCACCGCGCAAGAGTCATCGACCGCTGGCAAGAACTGGAAGCCAAGGCCCAGCAACCCGCTATCCCGCAAACCCTGCCCGATGCGCTGCGGCTGGCCGCCGACCTGGCCGAACAGAAAGCCCGCGCCGAAGAGGCATTGGCATTAGCCGCGCCCAAAGCCGCCGCGCTCGACCGCATCGCCGCCATCCCCGAAGGCAGCCTGTGCATTACCGATGCGGCCAAGGCGTTAGGGAAAGCGCCCAAGGCCCTGTTCAAGTGGTTGCAGGAACGCCAATGGATTTACCGCCGCCCCGGCGGCAGTCACTGGATCGCTTACCAACATCGCCTGCAAACCGGCGTGCTCGACCACAAGATCACCACCATCACCAAAAATGATGGCTCAGAAAAAATCATTGAGCAGGTGCTTGTCACCGCCAAAGGCATGGCGCGCCTCTCCGAACTCATGGAAGCCGTGGCATGAGCGCAGAAATCATCGCTGCAATTGGGCAAATGCCACGTATCGCCTACACCACAACGGAGGCAGCCTCAATGCTATCGATCAGCCGCTCCACGCTCTACGCGCTGGCAAAACAGGGGGCGATCGTCCCAGTCAAGCTTGGCAGCGCAACACGGTGGCGGCATGACGATCTAATCAGGCTGGCATCCGGGCGTCCAGCCAGTCCGACCACCACTGCATCATCCGCCGACGCTCCGGCAGGTATTCAGCGCGGTTGTACGCCGCCCTGACAGCATCTGTTTCCCTGTGTGCAAGCTGGCGCTCAATGGCATCTCGGTCAAACGGTGACTGCTCGTTGAGCACAGTCGATGCCAACGCACGGAACCCGTGCGCCGTCATACGCCCTTTGTAGCCCAGCCGGTACAGGGCAAACAGGAATGTGTTCTCGCTCACCGGACTCCCTCGCCGAAGTGGCGATTCGATCACCAAATCGCCAGCAGCGTATTCTCGCAGAGAATCCAGCAAAGCCATCACCTGGCGCGAAAGAGGAACGACGTGTGGTCGCCGCAGCTTCATGCGTGTTTCCGGGACAACCCATACGTCTCCGTTGATCTCGTTCCAGCGCATTCCCCGCAATTCGCCGACACGAACAAATGTGTGCGCCAGCAGCAACAACGCCAGGCGAGTGACCGGCTCATCGTAGCCATTGATGGCACGTATCAATTCCCCTGCCTCATCCGGCGAGATGCTCGCCATCGGTTTCTTGGTACGACGCGGCATCAATACCCGCGTCAATCCATTGGCACTATGCGACTCAATCAGTCCGGCATCCTGCGCGTAATTCATCACCATCGTAATCCGCCCAGCGACCCGGTGCGCAGTCTCCAACGTACCGCGCGCCTGAATCGCCATGACAACTTCGACCAGATCGGCACGTTTGAGCGTATCGATGCGCCGCTCGCCAATGGCCGGATAGACGTAGCGTGCCAGTGTCTCAGCGACCTGGATTTGGTGTTTTGGGTTGGACAGCGCAGGCAATTTGACCGACAGCCAGCGCTCTGCCAGCTCGCGGAACGTTGGCGCGGCGCGCTCCAGCATATGCGAGCGGGCCAGCGCGTGCGCCTGCCGGGCATCGGCCAGCGACATTTCCGGGAAGCGCCCGTAGGTGATCGTCGTCTGTTTGCCGCCACGCACCCTGTTGGCGCGCCAGCTTTTGAGTCCTGTTGGCGCAACATACAGATACAGCCCACTACCATCCGTGAGTTTGTAAGGTTTTTCAGAAGGCTTTGCCGATGCCGCCTGCTTTGCCGTCAGTGTCATGGTACACATCTCCCGATACCATCGACGATACCATAAATTGACGCTGGTTACGGGCGAACGGCGGCGAACAACTACGGACGATTATGGACGCTCAACACGGTGCGGTTATTAGGTTTGCTGTACAGCGGCGGACAACTACGGACAGATACGCACAAGTAATTGGCGGAGAGAGGGGGATTCGAACCCCCGTCAGGGTGTTACCCTGAACACGCTT